CTGCGGGGTGACAACCACCTCTTCTTTCTTTTTATACTCTTCTTTTAATATGTTTCGTAGATCAGACATTCATAAACCTCAAATGATTTCGTCGGCAATTCCTAACTCAACTGCTTCTTCTGCTGATAAATAGACATTCACCTTGCGTTCTAACATTTTTTTCATTCTAGTTTCTGTCATATTTGTTTCTTCTACCAACGAATTAACATACATTTCTTGTAGTGCTTGGATCGCTTCCATTTCATTAACAAGGTTATGAATATTTCCGTGGTTGCCAGCGATAACAGAATGAATCATTACGCGGCAGTTCTTCCCAATCTTGCGCTTGCCTTTTGTTCCCCCTGCGAGAAGCAGGACGCCGGCTGACATGACCTTCCCCATACCGATTGTGTGTATTTCTGTTTCTTCTCTGATCTGTCGCATAATATCATATAAAGCGAACATATCATCAGCGTTCCCGCCGTAAGTTGAAATATAAAATTCGATAGGTCTGCGGTCTTCTTCCTTTTCGGTAAGTTTGTTCATCTCGTTCATATATAAAAACGAGTGGGCGGTCTCTGTGACCTTTTCTTCGTCTACGTCACCAAAAATACCTACCGTTCTCAAATCGGGCTCGGGGGGAGGCTTGCTCCCGCCTAAAGCGGTGGGATCGAGAACTACAATCTTTTTATCGCTGTTGGTTCCCGTTATAACCTCCAAAATGGTCTTCCCAATTTTTTTAATCATCCTTGCTCCCGTGCATAATATCAGTAAACTCCTTTTTGTTGGTTTCGAGGTACTTCATGGCCGAACTCCAATCATCAAAATCTACAAGTCGATCAAAGATGTTGCCGTGAACGTTGATCATTTCTTCAATGGATCTTCTTTTATATCTATCCATTTCTTCATTATGTAAATATTTGAAAGCATTTACATTGTGATCGCTCTCGCCGTTTTCCTCCAGCACGCGCATAGCATAATATTTTGAATAACTGAAATTTTCAAGGGAGCGAGCAATAATGCTTAGTCCTACAAGCTGAGATAGCCGAACAACTTGAATGCTCTTTCTCGTTCCTGTCATAAAATAAAATAACTTGCACGTCGTGTATCCCAGAATAAAAACTAGGAAATAAAGAAAATACTCCATTTGGTTCCCTCCAAAAAAAACCACCGAGAACATTTCTGTCCTCAGTGGTTAATATAACACCCTAGAAACTATTTGTCAAGTACTATTTCTTCGTTAATCTTGCGAAGATTCTTTCAGTCAATTGTTCCGCCATCTTTTCTCTGCGGTTTTCTTTTACAAGTCGGGCCGCAACACGCTTCGCAACTTCATTGACGATAGCCTCTTGATAGTCGCGATTGGCCGCCTCTTCGTCTTCCTCTTCCTCGTCTTCCTCGTCGCGGTTTCCAGTTAGTTTATCACCGAGTGCAGAGCCGACGATGGCGCCTCCAGGGATTGGTGATAGGGCACCGCCGATGGCTCCCGCCATCTTGCCGAGTGTTCCTTCCATCGGGACTTCTTCTGCCGGTAATTCTTCACCTCCTTCTTCGGCTCCCACTGCTGGTTCCATTCCCATATCCATTTCCATTTCTTCGGGCTCTCCGAGTTCTTCCTCTTCGCCCTCGACACCCTCAACGTCAGCCTCGACGCCAAGCACGCCGGCAACAGCATCTACAACCTGGGCCAATAGTTCTTCTCTTTCGCCCATTTCCATGCCGCCAAGGTCTTCTTCGCCACCAACGGGCTCCTCTTCAACGTCCAAGGGCACCTCTTCTTCGCCACCAACGGGCTCTTCGAGGTCCATCTCTAATTCTTCTTCGTCGACGTCCCGCGCACCGGCGCCGGCGCTAAATCCCAATTCCTGAATCTTGTCGTTGCCAGCGGGCCCAATAGTAGCCAACTTCATAAAGCGTCTAATTTCTGCTTCTGTTAATAGTTTCTTATGAGCCATCTTAAATCTCCTTAAAAGTTTTTTAAACTCAATCATAAATAGTAATGATAAACGATAAACACCCTAAAAAAGCAAATCATCAATGTTACAACGCTTTCTCAGCTTTTTTAACGCCTGAGTTTCTATTTGTTTTACTCTCGCGAAAGATATTCCCAGCCTCTCGGCAACCTCTCGCAACGTCATTGGTCCGTTTTCATAAGTAGATATTAAACAACAATTTTGCTCTGTTTCATAATCAATCCAATTTCTGCACTCAACCTCGTCACAACATCTTCTCTCTTTTATGCATGCTCGGGAACAAGGCAACAAACCATCTTTATTCATAACTCTGGAAACTCCTGTTCTAATATATCAAATATGTTTTCAACTTCCCCCTCAGATAAAGCAAAATCTCGTAATTTTTGGGTGCCGGATTTTCGCAGCTTTTCGGACTTCTTCTTTTTTTCCTGCGACTGTGGTTTATAATCATCTATGTAGCTGGTGATCCTCTCGTCGCCCTCAAGGTAGCCGGTAACGAGGTGACGAAAAAACTTTGACTGAGATAGTCCGTCTGTTTTTAATTTTATTATAAGTTTGGCATGCCGGTGCATATTGTCGCTAAATACAATTTTCTTATCAAGATTCTTATAATCTATTTCAGAAGACACTACCACTTCCTCGTGGAAATATGTGTGTGACCTTCAGAAAGGCCCGATGCCGTTTGCCGAACAAGCTTTGCTTTGCTCTGTAATTCTACTAGGTTGCGGGCGCCAGAGTAGGAGAACCCCGAACGTACACCCCCCTCAAGATCATTTAAAATGTGTCGCATGGGCCCGCGATAAGGAACGCGAGTTGCAACACCCTCGAAAGAATTATAACGACCGCGCCATTCTACTTGGGCTTCTTTGCTGGCCATACCACGATATGACTTCCAGCTTGTTCCATCCAAATCTTGAAAAATCTTTCCTGGTGTCTCGTCCGTGCCAGCAAAGAGGGAGCCGCACATCACGGCATCAGCCCCCGCAGCCAATGCTTTCACAATGTCGCCAGAGTTACGAATGCCCCCATCGGCAATAATTTTAATATTTCTGTCTGTTTTTGCACAATCCATAATGGTCTGTAATCCAGGTATACCGTGACCTGTCTGTATTCTTGTTGAGCAAATAGAGCCACCTCCTATGTTACAGCGCACACTATCCGCGCCCCAATCGGCCAGATCATTAATGCCTTCAAGTGTTGCGACATTTCCGGCCATTATGTGTACGTCCTCCCCGAGAGCCATACGCAACCTTCCTAGCGCCTCTTTCATTAATATGTGATGCCCGTGAGCCACGTCGACGCAAATAAAATTAACAAACTCTTTATTTAACATTACTGCTCTCTCAACAAAATCGCCCGAAACACCAACGGCGGCCCCCATCATCAAATTGTGACTAGAAGTCTTATTAGAAAGGGCATATGCCATTTTTATTTGACGGATCTGTTCTTCGATTGAACTATAGCGGTGGACGATTGCCGCGCCGCCATGCTTGGCCATAGCAACAGCCATTCCAGCTTCAGAGATTGTATCCATTGGTGAAGAAATAATCGGCAGAGATAATTCTAAGCCAACGCCCAGATCAGACGAAATATCAATTTCTGTTCGAGAGCGAATGTCTGAAAATTGTGGTTCTAGAAGTATGTCATCATACGACAAGCAACTCTTGTGACACAAATTCATCTTCCGCTCGCGATAAATGCCTTAATTTCACTTACGGGATACCAAGTCTTCTCGTTTGGTTTTTTTGGCTCCTTCATCACGGTACGTTCAGGTGACGCACCCCCCGTCTTAATCATACAAATGGTGGGAACGCCCGTAAAACCAAATATTTTTTCGACCGGCGGGTGATCTGCCACATTAAACGCAAAGAAATGCACATCCTCAAAACTATCGGACATATCTATGTATATGTCTTGCAAAGCGTGGCAGTAGTGACAATTATTAGAGTAAAATTTAATTACGCACGTTAATTTCTTCTTCACCCCCCCCTTTAGTATGTGAATAAGCGCCTTCTTTGATAATCTTTCAACTTTCATTTTCTTCAATAAACTCCTTTGTTTCATCAACACATTTTGGACAAAATAACCTAACTGTTTCGGTGTCGCTATGAACAACAACCTTCCATGATATTACCATATTTTTATCTTTCTTGTCAAATGGTTTTTGACAAATCAAGCATGCATCAGGGATCTTCCCGAATAAAACAACTTTTCGAGAGAGTTCTTCCTCTGGCTTAGATAATTTCTTTTGTTGTGCTCTTCGCTGCTTACGATTCACGCTTTAATAACCCCCATCATCGGGAACATAGCATCATTCTTTTTAAACACCACCACCGCAGACGGAAACGGAGCACTATTTTCTCCATTACCAAACTTCAACCTGCCTTTCACAAAATAAATAGCGTCTGCCTTCATAACATAATCGTGCCAATAGCGCGTATCGGTTCTTGCGGGGACCAAGGCGATAATTGTTGTGTTATCTTTCTGTCCCTCTTCGTGGGCCTTCTTAATCCAGTGTTTGATTGCGCGCCCATACGGCGGGTTCATAAATACATTATGACCAGACCAATCCTTTTCCAATCCGCCTTCAGTAAAATGATTCTTCACCTTATAGTTGGACTTGTTGGCGCACGGGTCGAGCGTAAAGTCTCCAAACTTCTCTTCTAACTTATCAAAGAAATGTTGGGGCGTTGCCCAATCATTTGACTTTGAACTAAACATTGCTTCTTGTGTATTTTTATTCACTTCACATCCTCTTTCATTGTACATTCACAAACTATGTCTTCCATAAGACCGGTGCCATCAATCCCATAGTGTAAGGCAACATCCCAACACTCGTCACGTTCTTCCACGGTAAGAAAATTATCCTCTATGTAATACCTGTTGGGATCTACGAAGCGCCATTCGCCTATATTAGAAATGCCGCTCTCATCATCATAAATCAAAGTCTGATGTTCTCCGGCCGTATCATCTCCCAATTGATGAAGATTAAAACAAATGTCGTATTTGTCTGTCTGCCACCACCGGTCCTCAAAATCTGCTCTTTGAAGACAGGGATCTCGACAGCCTGTCAATAATAAAATAGGCACCAAAAGTAACCCCTTAAGTCTAAACATTGTTAATCCTCTCAATTGATTTGTTATAATATTCTTTTTCCATTTCACATCCAATAAATTTTCTACTTGTTTTCTTTGCTGCCACAGCAGTTGTTGCAGAGCCCGCAAAACAATCCAACACCAAGTCGCCTTCATCAGAGTGCTTCTTAATTAGTTCTTCAAAAAGAGGCAAGCTTTTTTGTGTGGGATGAAATCTGTCTTTGCCGCCCTGTAGCGGGTGGTGATAAATCCCCTTGTCGTACTTGCTGTTAAACGTTGGCTTTCTCTTCTTGATTCCCAGCAGCGCAATCTCACGACAATTGGTTAAATAATTAATCTTGCTGTTAATTGGCTGTGGATTTGTCTTAATCCATTCAATCAGTCTGATCTGTTTAAACTTGCTGTTTTCTAACATTTCTTTTAGGTTGGTGATCTTCCATAAATCAAAAAATATAATACAGGTTCCACCATCACGCAGTACTCGATAAAAATGATTCACAAATAAATTAAGCTTTTCAACTGTAAACTCGGAATCCCAATCTCCATAGTTTGTTTTGACCGCGTACTTTTTACCGTAGATGCTACCGTATTTCAAAAAATCTCTTCTGTAGGCTCGTAGTTTTCTTTTGATTGCTTTGGGTTTGTAAGCCTCTGTTATCGTCCCATCGTCGGCTTTAATCATTATTGATTTGTCTTTCTTCAAAAAAGTAATCCACTCCCTTAAAGTCTTGAGGCTGCGCCACTGTTCCATAGTTCGCAAACTTGGGGCGCCCTCTCTATCCTGTTTCGCCACATGTTCCACCCACTTATCCATACCAGAATCTCTGGATGTAATATAGGGAGGATCGGTCAAGATTAGATCTACAGAATTGTCAGGAACGTCTGATAGAAACTGTAGACCCTCTTGGTGTTTAAGGGCAATAGAGTTCATCGCGCCTTAATAAGTTGATAAAGATTTTCTTTGTTCTTGCCTGTTTTAATCTGGGGCAAGAAATACAGTCCGGAAAAAATCTTGTTACCATTGGTGTCGAGATACGCATTGTTGATCTTGTCGTACTCTGCCTTTACGTGGGTGCGCTTCTCTTTAATTTTCTGCTTTGTTTGGCCGGCAAGCTCACCCACATAGAAAACAACATAAATGTTAACATTAGGATTATCTATCTTTTTGTATGCCCCGTTGGCAAAAGCGTTTGTCTTTAGCTGGGGATAATTTGCACACGGATAGAAGCACACGTTGTTGCAGATATCCCCTACAGCGTCGACGAACTTTGCTCCACTATATGTCCAACCGTGCGAATTAACATTTTTTACGAGTTCCATCGCTGTATCTTTTGAGTATGATTCAAAAATCGTTGTGATGGTACCCCCCAGACACCTCTGGAGCATATTTTTTAGCTTGAGTGTCGAGAAACCTGAGTTTTTATAAATCGTTTTCAAATATTCTACGCTCTTGGCAATGAATTTTTCTGGATCCTCACCGTATTTGAAACCCGCCTTCTTCTCAAATATGCCCCGGTCGACGCGTGTAGCGATTTGAGATTCAATGTCTGCTTCCGAATTCGGTGTAGAAATTAAATGATCATTCTGCTGACATTGAATATCAAACCATTCGTCGTTATCGGGCTGTTGGACCTTATCATGATAGTAGGTTGCAAAAATTTTAGTATGCCCTGCCGCCTTCTTTGACAGATATCTAGTGGCACCATCTTTTAGTTCTGACTTGTTGCCACCGGGCAATTTTCGCAATGAAACAGGGGGCACTTTGGCACCACTCTTAATAGCCTCAGTCATAGCCGGCACCTTGGCGTGTACGTGTCCCAACTGTCGAACCTGACTATTCAGGTCATCAAACACAATATTATCTATTTCAACCCATTGGGTATGAAGCTCATCAAAGTTGTGAATTTTGGTTGTTAACTCGTTATATGTTTCTTTATTCATTTTTTAAATTACCTTTGTTCCATATTGTTTAATTTGTTTGTAGGTTAGAACCGCTCCCAACCGAGGATCTTTTCTGCTGTGTCTCTTCCCCCAACTTTTGTAAAACTTATCTTTTAAGCACCGCAGAACATCATCGCCCGACAGCTTCCAGATTTCTACAATTTTGTGCCCTTCAAAGCGCGCACAATAATGCCACTTATAACAGCCAATTTTATCATTGCAAATATAGTTCCATTGTTCATCCCAGGTAGGATAATTTGATACACCATTATAAGTTGCATTAATCTTGTCTTGTGTTGTGCTCTTGTACTCCACAAAATCGTCATTTTCATCACTTGCATCCTCGCCGGCGAACCCTAAAGCAATCGTATGGCCAAGCTTGAAAGCTACTAGAATCTCTCTCATTCTATTATAGCTAAAACAATCGCCGGCGTTAAGCTGTTCTGATAATTCAGCAAGACGATTAACGCAGCCCTGGAATTCTTTTATATTAGCGACCCTCTCTTCTGCGCTACTTAGTGACTGCATCTGTACTCCCCAAGGCGCCATCGCCCCGATTTGAAATTGTCATTGGGTAGTCATATAAACTACCGTCTCGGTTCTCTATCGCCTTGAAGTGAACCACCGGAATAAGAACGACCTGTGCGATCTTCATTCCTGTTTCAATAAACTGTGGATTGGCGCCCACATTGTGAAGATTAATAAATACCTCACCGTCGTAACCAGAATCAATAACACACGCACCCACCAACAAATGACGTTTGGCTGCATTTCCGGAACGATTCTTGACTTCGAGCATATATCCGTGGGGGACGCCAAAGCGTAGCCCCGTGGAAAAGATACCCGATGCTCCCGGATGAAGCCATACCCCTGACGAGACGGCCTCCTCGGGGCAGTAAAACACATCCAGGCCCGCGTCTGATGGATTAGCGCGGACTGGCTCCTGGGCGTCTCCTCTGGTTTTAGAGTATTCGAGGATCATTACTCTTCGCCTGTTCCCGTGATGATGTGAAAGTTCTCATAAATCTCGTCAATGTTCAGCTTACCCTTATACAGACGATATGCCTTAACTGCCGTGCGGATCTCATCGGTATTTAGCCAGCCTCGATCTCGGAACTCTGCGCGAAGCTCTCGCTTCTGCTCCTTGTACGGTTCCACCGCATCTTCGATTGCCTTGAGCGACCGGACATACTCTTTTACATAACGTCTCTTCTCTTCAAGTGTGTTTGCCACAACTTCCTCCTTTCTTGTATCTATAATATAACAGGTCTGGATCCGTTTGTCAAACAAATTCTGGCGAAAAAGAGAAGAAAATTTCTGCGTGAGGCGAAAACACACTTTCCAAGTATTCTCTCATCTGTTCTTCGCTGTTGAATATTTGATCAGGATGAATAACGCCCCACTCTCCAACTTCCTGCAATACATCCATCTTGTTAAAAATAAGCTTATTGACCCCATTCATAACAAATGCCTGAAGTAATTGTTTCATATTTAGCCAATTACATTGGCGAACTCTGCCTGTTGTGGCGCCAAATTCTTTTCCTATTCTTTGAATGTTTTCAAATACTTCGCCCTCTGGCTGGAATGTTCTCTTGCCAACATAGGTTTCATAAATCTTTGCTATCCCCCACACATTACGAAGAGAACGTGGGCTGATCCCGTTCTGGAGAGCAGCCGCAACTCCGCAATGACTGGAAGTGACATAGGGATAGTCGCCCCAATCTGGATCAAGCCAAAAGCCTTGTGCGCCTTCCATAAGGATGGCGGTCTTTTCATCACCGTAATATAGTTCTTCAACCATATCAACTAAAAAAGGACGGAGATCTCCAATATCACCAGCCCTGACACCACGGCGAGCGTACTTATCGCGGTAGGCAGGTCCGTTACCCGACTTAGTGGTGCCAATACTATTGTCTTTTGCGTCTTCATTTAAATGTTCCTCTGTAATAATGTGCGCGTTAGCGGCAATTTTAAGATTGCTATAAACATCCACACCAGCAGATGTTAGCATGTCAATCTCGTCATATAACTTATCAATATTTAAAACGCATCCCGAACCGATGATAGATTTCACATTGAAAAATACACCAGCGGGAATAGCGTGTGTTACTATTCTATCTCCATTGTGATAGATGGTGTGTCCCGCATTTTGACCACCATTGAAGCGAATACAGTGTGTATATTCTCCACTCTTCAATAAGTGATGTGTGACTTTGCCTTTGCCCTCGTCACCATGTTGCAGACCAATAACTATGTCGGTAATCAATTTTTCTCCCTTGTTACGCTAACAATTTAAAAGTTTTTCCAATCGCATATGTTGAAAAGCCCCAATTTGAATCATACTTCAATCTTGCCATATATGGTTTGTTCAAGCATATCCTATCCTTCTCTGGCTTAACGCCCCAGCATCGAATCTTTGTAAGCTGATTGTTACTATCAACAACTTCAACAATCCAATACAGCTTTCCGTTCTTCGTCTTCCTCTCGACAATCTTACGAGGAATAAACCAACAAACATTTAACTCTTGGTCAAAATCAGAAATCGGTGGAACGTACTTCTGTCGCAATCTCTCAATCATATGATTATCAATAACGAGGTTAAGCGGAAACACGCCAGTCAATTCAGTTTTAAACTGGATGATCTCTTCCTCACTAAAGTCCCCTTCGGGCGCATACTTTTCAATATTTGTCTGTAGCTTGTTGGTTGTCTTCGGACGATCAACGATACACGCTGACCAAAAATGTTTACGTCCTGTGAAAATATCATCTACAATATTATCTAAAGCGCCGCCTCGACATAGAGCATCGAGAGCCTTCTTATTTAACTTACTGTATACGACCTCTTCACGGAAAAGCAAATCCTCTGCTCCTGTGAATGGGCGGTTGTTCAAAATCTGTTCAATGGCAGCCATCCCAAGACCCTTGATAGAGGTCAAAGGTTGAATAAGTGTCTTACCGTCTTCGCTGATCTCCCACACAACACCCGACTTGTTAATATCAAGTGGTGCGATTTTAAATCCGTAACGCTTGGCGATGTTGATTGCCTTCTCCTTCCTTGCTTCTGGCTCCTTGTCCAAGAACGCAGCCATCCACTCGGGTCCATAATAATTCCACAGCCACGCACACTGGAACGAAATAATACTATACGATACAGCATGCGACTTATTAAATCCATAGCCTGAGAAGTATTCAAACTTGCGCCATAGGTCTTCGGCTGCGTCCCTGTCAATGCTCTTGGCTACGCAGCCATCAACGAACTTTGCTCGCAGCTTTGCCTTCTGTCTCGCAACCGCTCCGGTTCCCTTCTTCGTCAACAGCTTGCGGATCTTGTTGCCCTCGTCGAGTGTAAGTCCACCCAACTTGTGAGCAAGCAAAGCGATCTGCTCTTGGAAAATAAGGAAGCCGAACGTCTCGCCTGTAACTTCCTCAACCTCTGGAGTTAGGTACTCGATGCGCTGTGGGTGTTCCTTCGCCTCAACATAATCCTCGTGAACATCAGCCGCGAGAGGACCGGGACGATAGATTGAGGTAACAGCAGACACATCAATAATGTTTGTCGGCTTCACTCTCTTGCAAAACTTCTGTGCTCCGTCTTCTGTAAACTGAAATACGCCCGCCCACCTGCCTGCATGAAAAACATTCTCGTATACATTCTGATCATCAAAATCAATAACATCGGGATGGAGGGTTTCGTCGTAATACTTCTTAACGTCTTCGAATGTCGGCTCCTCGATCCCGTGATGCCGACGTAGGATATGCTCAATGCACCCCTCCATCATCTTCAAAGTCGAAAGCCCAAGCAAATCGTATTTAATAAAGCCCATTGGCTCCAAGTGCCGAACGTTCTGTCCTTCGCTCCAGGGCGTCTGTCGCACCCCCCCTGAGTTGATCAGGGGCATACACTCGTTTAAGTTCTCTGCAACCACCACGCCGCCGGCATGCCGACTACACGAGCGCACCTGACCCACAAGACCTTCAACGTGAGACTTGACTTCGGGGTGCATCGCAAGGAACGTCTGAAGCGTTGGTGAAAATTCCATTACCTCTTCCCACGTAGGAGCATAGATGCCGGCTTTGATACCGTGCTTTTGTTTGGCCATCGGTGTTGCTTCGCGCATCATAATGTTTGTGACCGTATTAACCTCCGTGAAGGGAATGTCATACAGCTTTGAAATATCTTTGATAAGTGACCGCAACTGTAACGTGTTCCAGTTAGAAATAGGAGCGACCGTATCTTCTCCCCACATATCAATTAGCTTATCTTTCAGGGCCATACTATCGCTTACATCATAATCAATATCAGGATAGTCGGTTGCGTCTGAGCGCAGGAAGCGAGAGAACAGAAGACCATACTTAATAGGATCAACCTGAGTAATTCCAAGGACATACGCTACTAGTGATCCGGCTGCACTCCCCCGCCCAGGGCCAGATAACATCATCCCGTTTGCCGCGTCAGCAATCGCCTTCATCGTCAGGAAATACTTGCTAAAACCACGGTCATCAATAATGTGAAGCTCATCACGGAGACGAGCAATATACGCCTCACATCCATCCAAGCCGGCCTCCCGGAGTCCCTCCAAGGACAAGCTAACTAGTGCTTCGGTTGCCGTAAAGCCGGCCGGCACCACAAAGGATGGAAGGCGCACAGTATTGTCGGGTAAGAAGGTGTCAATTCTCTCATGCGCAATTGTATAAGTTTCTTCAATTGAGTTTAAAACCAACTGATCGTCATAGTCATAATCGGCAGCATAATTTTTGTAGCTCTCCCACATCTGCTCGCCGTTCTTGGGATAGAGTTCGTATTCGAGATCCTCAACACCAGCGGGTAGCTCGCTTCCTCCCCAACTCGGCTTGCTCTTGCCAAGCCAACCCAGACGCTTGTAAAGCTCTCTGTCCTTCCAGGCATCTGGGTTGGGGTAGTGACTGTCGGCTGTTGAAATCAGTCCAATGTCAAACTCTTCAGCAATCTGAATAATATATTGGTTGAGTATGTGCTGTTCTGAAACACTATTCCATTGTAGTTCTCCATACCAGCGATCACCGAATATAGAAACCATCTGGCGAGTAGTCTCGCGCATAGCATCAAGAACCGCATCAGATCCCTCTTCTTTGTTTTCCCAATAATCTCCAGCATATACGCCGCCAAGACAAGCGGATGCTGCGATGATGCCGTCACTATACTTGCGAAGCAGATCGTAATCCATTCGAGGATAACGATAACAATTTCCTGGCTTGTAGCTCTCCGAAATCAACTTGAAGAGATTATTTAATCCCGTTTGGTTTTGCGCAAGCAGAATAAGATGGCGGCGGCGCCTAAGAATGTCTTGAACTTTTTTACTTTCGCCTTCATCTTCGACAGTCGCTCCGGACTGACCAGACTTTTTAATAGACTTGGCCCTCTTCTTGTCTCCCATCGCCTTGTCATACTCTTCCCTCCATTCTGAAATTGACGGAATAAAATATGCCTCACAACCAAAGATTGGCTTGAAGTCCTTTCCTTCCTTCTTCATTTCCTTTGCGTGGAGCACCTGATACGCTAAACCATTCATATTGCCATGATCTGTTAGCGCGAGAGCATCGCTCCCGTTTTCATATGCAAAATCCATATGCGCCTGGGGATACCCCAACGCATCGAAAATAGAACCTGCCACGCTGTGAGCGTGCAAGCCGACGAACCGAATCTCTGATTGTTTTTGAGCCACTATATCTCTTCCTCCTCTAACAACTTATTGTGTTGGTGTGTTTTTGTCAAGGGCTCATAGGGCTTTTTTATGAGATTTCCTGACGCAATGTAATCTACATAACCATCCCAAGTGGATATGTCATAGAACCACTCAGTTTCAAAATGATGAGCGTCCTTTTCTTCAAGCTTTTCAAATACTTCTGAAAAATCAAAGCTTCTTGCCGACCACCTTTCATGAAGCGGAAGTTTTTTAGAAGGGTACTTCTCGCCTGGTGGCGGCGAACAATATTGTTTCGTAGTTTTCTTGTTTATCCATCTGCGGCACTGAATATAGTCGTCTCCAAACATTGTAAACGGTAGCGGTATATTGTCCTTCACTGTTTTTCCCAAGCGAGAGACAAAGAAATTTTTATTAATATCTGAAATGAGTTTTCTGTTCTCTCGCAGGAAATAAATGTTATAAGCGTTCATAGGAAAGGAGATAAAATATTTTTGTGGGACAACCCACTTTGAAATCTTCACACCCACCCACCAAGCACAGAAGATCCCGTAGAGCGCAGACCACCCGTAACTATCGCGTCTATCGCGATCCTTGGGATGAACTGGCACGTAATAAATAGGGATCTCTTTCCTTACTTGACTCGGAAATCTCTCAAATCTTCTAGAATAATATAGTGGATCGTATGTCCACTCTCCCACCACTTTACGAACGATGGGAGCCAGGTCATCATTGGCCACAATCCATATGGTTTCGCAGCCAGCCATCGCACACTCAAACACAGATTTTTGAATAGCTGTGAACCCAGCGCAGACCGGCAACAGCACCGCTGGCGTGTCTATCTCAAAGTCTGTCTTTAAATTTGCGACGGGTATGATGCCAGCCAGGTGCATGTTCATAAATGTTTTATATAGTTGTAATAAGCTGCGTAGGAAATGGGCAGTTCCTTCATCAGTTCGTCTAACGAAACTTTTGGAATGATAATGTTGTCTGTTTCTTCGTATTCCTGAATATAATTTTTTGTTTTGGTGCGTCCAATGGTGGAGGTTTTGAATTTATAATACTTGGGGTTCCCGTACTTCGGGCAATATCCGTTAAAAACGCCTTTCATTCCTCTCTCTTCCATCTCGTGAACTACTTTAAATCTCGCCATCGTCTCTGAGAAATCAAAATTAGCAAAGTCTTCTTCGCTAAGGTATGACACAGCGCAAGCATCTTTTACTTTCGTTCTGCCGTCAATGCGATCTGACGAATAATACCAGATCTCTTTTACAAAGTCGTCTTCCGTGTTGATCAAATCGATCTCGTGCTTCCCTCCACTATTGAACGCAACCCAATCATAACATATATATTGTTTGGAGTCAACCATTTTCTCAGGCAAAAGTTGAGTACAATTATCGTCTCCGAAATAATAACACTCATCAAATTTTACCT